TCTTTTTCATATCCTCCCATAGATCAGTGGGAGTTGGTTCACCCCAGAATGGGTTATCATCTTGATCCATTAGAAAACCAACTTTGCTCTCGAAGTTCTTTTAAGAAAATTAAGTTCCTGTGCTTCGTACTTTAATTTTTCTTTGAGTGGTTTTGAAATCAGTTTCGGAACTGATTGTAGGTCAATGGCATTGAGTTCACAGAAATAAACAATCGCATCGATGTAGTTCATCTCTTCTTGAGACTGCACTAAGCCTTCGATTTCTTGTGCGAAACGAGCAGGACAATAAAACTTATCCTCGAATGCTTTTTCTAATTCATTTTCCATTGGAAGACCCAGTATTGTGAGATACAAATTCTTTAATATAACGAACTAATAATTTAATATAATCCCCTTTGTTCCTTTTGTCAAATACTTTTACCTCTCCGTCAGGAGTTACCATTAAAGTAATGAGTTTTGTAATAGGAATCTCAGTTAGTTCGTAGTAAGCAGCAGCATAAAACATTTCTTGTACAAAATAATTCGTACACCATTTCTCAGGTTTTATCTTTGTTGAAGTTTTAAAATCTATTACGGCCAGTTCCCCTTCATACTCTGCGATGCAATCAACTCTACCGGCAAGACCAAGGTATTCTGAGTAAAGAGTCCTTTCGATAGCGTGTATATTATTTATCTTGTCCAGATATGGTAGGGTATTGTAAAACATGAACTTCGTCATGGGTTGATAATCATCCCAGTTGAGTTCAAGATTCAACAAATAGTTCTGTGCTGCCTCATGATAATCTGTACCACGAGCAGTTGCTTTCTTTGTAATCTTATTTGCTTCTTCAACACCAACTCTCTTTCTCCAGTCAATAAAGATCTGTCGATTATAAAAAGAAGTCACTGATGTGATAGACGGAACCCATTGGCCATCGGGAAGATTATAAAGTCTTATACCGTTTGTTTCTTTTTTCTGTAGTTCAAGATCACCCAAGTAATTATGATGAGTAAAATTCATAAATTAAGTTCCATTTTTGCAAGAATAAATTCTTTAACTAATCCGGATCGAACAATATCTTCTACACCAAACTCAATGATATCAACTGATGACATTAAACGAAGAACTCTCATAAAATCTATGATACCATTTCTTTCGTTTTGTTTGATGAGATCAGACTGGGTAGCATCACCACAGAACATGATCTTAGTGTTCTCTCCTACTCTTGTCATTATACTATCTAATTCGTGAAAATTCAAGTTCTGGAACTCGTCCACTAATATTATAGCCCTGTCAAATGTTGTTCCCCTGATAAACGATGTGCTCCAGAATGATATCGTTTCTTGTGCTTTTAAATTACCATAGAGCATTTCAAAGTCTGCTGCTGATGGTAACTCAAACATATACTTCACCATGTTCTTATATGGTATCTGATATAAGAATGATTTGTCCTCATGATCTCCCG